CGACGCTGCGGCCGCCTTCGGCCCCATGCCCGCGAGGAGGATTGCCGAGCCGGTGCGCCAGGGCTGAGGCGCGAGTCCGAAGTGGGCCAGGCGCTCGCCGGTGTGGTCTCGCTTCTGGAAGTAGGCGTTGGGGTGGCGATCGCCGACGCTGATCTTGTGGTAGCCGGTGAGGCGTCCGCCCTCGCGCCGGCCCCAATAGCCGAGGTCGATGTAGACCGCGGGCTTCTTCGCCGCCTTGAAGTCGCGGAACATGCGGGCGTTGTTCGAGGCGAGGCCATAGAAGACCGCGACGTCGCAATCGGCCGCGCTCCGGTAGTTCGCCGAGCTGAGGAGCCGGGCCTCGTCGCCCACCTTGGCGATCCCCGCCGCCATGGCGACGCAAACGGCACGCGACCGCGGGTGGCCGGGGAGCTGGTAGAGGCCGACCTTCATTCTCGCCGCCTCAGGAGGTTCACCACCGGCCCGGCCAGCCCGAGCGCGATGAAGGCAAGCGCGGCGATGCGCCAGGGCTCGAGGAAGCACCAAGCCAGGAAGTCGCTCATCCGCTGCCCCGGCGCCGCGTCCTCCAGGCGTGCCACGCCGACGTGTGCTCAGGACAGAGGTCTTTCCCCGGCTCTGGCGAGGTCGAGCACGCCTCGCAAATCGGGCGGTCGCACGTCCCGCTCTTCTTCGCCGGCACTTTCCAATCGCAGAGGAGCGGCGCGTCGGCGCCGCACGCGCAAAAGCGGCGGCGAGAGGGCTCCGAGCAGACGATCGCGACGCCGGTCGGGGTGCGGACGACGGTGCAAGTCATGAGAGCGCCACCTCGCCCTCATCGAAAACGTGCCAGACGAAGGGGCCGTCCTGAAAGGTGCCGACATAGTTGCCCGGCGAGGAGGCCAGCTCGCGGCCGGTTCCATAGACCCGGAGCCGCCGCGTGCGCTTGGGCGCGTCGGGATCGACCGTCGCCCAGAGTTGCGGGCCTCCGTCATTCCACTGGACGCAGAGAATGATCGCGCCGGCCGGCATCGCTACGCCGGTGGCGAGGTCGAACTTCCAGATGACCCGAGCAGCCATGCGAACGCGTCTCCTCGTTCGATCTCCGCCAAGGTCCATTGCGCCCAGGCGAGGCGCTCGAACATGGGCCGGCAGTCGCCGAGCCAGGGCTCTTCGAGGTCGAGGAGGCCGAGCCGCGCCGCTGGCGCGCCGATCCACCTCGGAAACTCGTGAAAGACTGGGCATCCGACCGCCAGCGCCTTGATCGCGGCGCCTGAGCCCCACGTTACCGCTGCGTGCGCGCCGCGCAAGGCCTCATAGGGCTCGGTCTTGTCTTGGCCTGGGTGGTGGCGAACGACGATCCGGCGCTTGGTCCGCCGGCGGAGCTCGCTGAACGCGCGCTGCGGCCACCCGCTCGGCATGGCGACGCCCGGTGGCCCGAAGCCTCGCTGAGGCAGGATCACGATATGTTCGCCCGCTTCTCGCCAGGGCTGTAGCTCGATCCCGAAGCTCGCCCAGCGATCCGGACCGCCGACGCGCCAGGCCCCGGCGCCGTTGTGGTGGCCGAGCGCCAGGGCGTAGAACTTCGCGCCGTCTCGAGTGCGGGGCAGGTAGCCGTTCTCGGCGACCAGCGCGCGAGCGCCGGCCCTCTCGTGGGTGCGCACCGCCTGCTCCAGCGGCGCGCGGCGGTTCCACGTGAGGATCAGATCGTCCGGCGAGGGCCTGGGGTTCCGCGCCGCGATCTCGTAGCCCAGGGCCGCCAGGCCGCGCGCCCAGGCCTCGCGCTTGTAGTGCGGCGTCGCCTGGAGGAGGACGGTGGCGATCGGCACCCTAGAAGCCGCGGACGAAGCGGTACTCCTGATCAAAGCTGGTGCGCTCGCAAGTCCCGCTGGCCTCGGCCGCGAAAAGGTTGGTCCCGCCGAGCCAGAGCGCGATCAGCTCGGTGATGTTTTTCGGGAAGGGCGTGATCGGGTCGATGTTGCGGAAGTAGTCGATCGCCACCGACCCCGCCTTGAGCGAGCGCGTCACCTGGGCGTTGGGATCGTTCTGGACCGGCGAGCCGGCGACGAGCCCCATGGCGATCAGCGAGTCCGCGTCGAGCACGCTCTGCGGGATCACATTGTCGGGAAGAGGCTGGCCCTGGGCGTCGAACATGCCAGAGCGCGGCCACGCGAGGGGCTGGTACTCGTCGGTCGGCGCGCCCGTCCAGGCGAGGGCGTTGAGGAGCCGGGTCGCCGAGACCGCGCCGCGGGCCTGGAGCAGCGGATCGGCGGCCAGCCATGCGTCGGCGTCCGAGCTGAGCTGAGCCTGGGCGTAGAGGGTGATCCCCGCCTCGTCCTCGAAGACCTCGTAGTCGGTGCTGTTGATGGTGACTATCATCGGGGTGCCTTGCGTGGCGGGGCGCGTGCGGCGCGCGGCGCTGGCGCTGGAGGCGTGCCGGCGCCCGGCGTCGGTTGCCCTGGCTGCGGGATGTACCCCATCAGCGCCGGGTCGGGCTCGGGCGCGCGGCTCAGGCCAGCGAGGTCGCGCATGTCGTCAATCGCTGGATCGTCTGCTTGCAGCACCGCGCCGGCCAGCGCCATGTTCGAAAGCATGGTCGAGAGCGCCACGACGTCCTTGAAGGCAACGTCCTCGGTCTTGAGCTTTGGCTTGATCTCGTCGGGCAGGCCGTTCAGCGCCCAGATCGGGTCGCGGATATCGCGCTGCATGGCCTCGCGGATATCGCCGACGGTCCCGTTGACCGCGAGGTAGAGGTTGCGGCTCTTGTCCTCGCCCAGCGCCCGGTTGCCCGAGCCCTGCTCGCCCAGGAGGAGCGCCTCGACGCCCAGGATACGCGCCATGTCGTGGTTAAGCCGGTCGATCGCGCCGCCCTTGCCGCCGATATCCTTCACGCTCAAGGCGCCACCCGTCAGCAGTTCGACGCCCCACTTGTAGGTATTGCTGATCGTGGTCCCGTCGGCGGTCACCCCCTTGTAGGGCGTCGAGTCCATGACGATTCCGGTGTCCTCGGCGCGCACCTGGGTCTTCACGAACTTGCGGTGCGCGGCGAGGAGCATCTCGCCGTTCTCCTTCGTCATCGCGCCTCCAGCGACCGCCCTGTTGATCTCGTCAATCGGCGCCCTGGCGATCGGGATCCCGCGAAGGTCGCGCTCGAAGCCCTGCCCCTCCAGCTTGAGGTACTTCTTGATCCGCTCGGCCGGCTCCACGAGGTGGCGGAACAGCCCCATGCCCTCGGGCGAGTCGCTGAGCATGTCGTCCACGAGGTAGACGTACTTGGCGCGCGGGAGCCACAGGAGCTTGCCCGTCTGCGGCGAGCGCTGTTGCACCCCCAGGATCGAGCCGTCCTCGTCGGGTATCCACTTCTCGATCGTGTGCTGAGGCCGGCTCTCGATGTCCTCCAGCACCGTCCGCCCGTCGGCGCGCTTCTTCGCGGTCCACTCTTGGATGCCGAAGCCGTGGTAGCGATACATGCCGGAGCGCCGGACGATTCGGCTCCAGCTGGTCGCGGTGCTTTCGAGCACCTCCTCCATGAACTCGGCCGCCTCTTTGGCCGCGTCGCTCGACTTCCCCTCGCCCAGGTCCTGCGCCGCCTCAACCGACCACTCCGGCGAGGCGGCTAGGTTGAGGAAGAAGCGGATGCCAGCGGCGACGATCGAGACGTTCGCCAGGATATCAGCGGCGGTGCGGTAGCGCTCGGGCCCGTAGAGCTTGTGGTCGCGCTCGATGTTCTCGACGTAGCCGCCAAAGATCGCGGTGCCAGAGACGCCGACCTCTTTGTAGGGATTGACCTTGGGCGGCGCGCCACCGAAGAAGCCGCCGCTGAGAAGGGTGCTCCAGAAACCTTGACCGCCGTCAGCCATGCGCGAGCCCCTCAGGTGGCGCGGAGGCTACGCGGCGCCGGGCCTGGACGCAAGAAAGCCGGCGAGGGTTCGACGTCCCGCCGGCTTTCAATCCATGAGCCTCGGCTGGTACGCAGGGAGTTCCTTCCCCGCCCTCGCCTTGGTCGTAAGTCCGGCCCTTCTCTAATCTGGGAGCAGACCCGACCGGCTGTCGCTGGCTCCGACGCGATTGTTTGCGCGGGCCTAGATCAGGTGGGCCAGCCACAGCACGAGGAGGACGACGAGTATCAGGCCGAGGCCGCCGCCGAAGTAGCCGCCGCGGCCATAGCCGTAGTAGTTTCCCCTGCGGTCGCCCTTGCTCCGCCCTCCGTGCCAGCCTCCGAAGAGGAAGAGGAGGACCAGGACGAGGAGGATCAGGACAACGGGGCTCATGGGGCCAACCTTTCCAGCGAGGCGGCGAGGCTACGCCCTAAGCGGCGAAACGGAAAGAGCCGGCCGCTGCCGGGCCGGCTCTCCGAGGTCGGGCTGATCGGGCACCGGCCTCTCTGCTCTGCGGGCTTAGGGCCTAGGACCCCTGATCGACAACCAAGCTATCGGCGCTCCTGGCGTCGGCTGGAGGCCTTGCGAGCCGTGCCAGTCGCCCTCTGGGGTATGACCGGGCCATCGTGCCTCAAGCCGCGTCCATGTCAATCAGCATCGGCGCGACCAGGCCTTCAAGGTCGACGTCGCCGGCCGCCGAAGGCGCCAGCACGCCGAAGGCGCCGGAGCAGGCGTCAACCACGTCCTTCCGCGCGCCGCCGGGGAAGAGGCACACCTCGTCAATCCACTCGTCGTTCCAGTCGCCCTCGATCAGGTAGACGTTCCCGATCTCGCACTGGGCGGAGAAGGGCTCGGCTCGAGTAGCCTTGTCGCCGGTCTCGATGTGCTTGTGGGCGTCCCAGCCGGCGAGCATGACGACGTAGTCCTTGGCCTGGGCCTTGCCCGCTTGGCCTGGGTCCTGGCTTAGGTGGACCTCGACGCGCCGGCCGTCGGTCTCGGCCGTCGCCTTCACCAGCTTGCGCACCGCGGCGCCCTCCTTCGCGGCGACAACGAGGTCGCCGATCCAGAAGGAACCGTCCGGCGCTCGCCCCATCTTCACGCCGGCGGTCCTCGCGCCGCGGAGCGCGCCCTTCTTGAGCTCGGTGCCGGCGAGGTCCCAATACCGTACCCAGCGGGTACCGATCGGCGCGGCCTTGCGCCTCTTGCCCTCGAAGTACTCCTTGAGGAACATCCCACCCTCCCGCGCTGTCGGCCGCTGCTGATACTGGCCGGCGTAGGCGAACGGACCCATCCCGTCGGCGCTGGACAGCTCCTTGACGATGATCGAGCGCGGGAAGCGGACCGGATCAAGCAGCTCGCCGTCGGCCTCGCGCGGGTCTTGCCAGCCGATCGAGGTGTGGCACTTCCGCTCCGGCTCAAACTCCATCGGGATCATCAGGTGGACGTAGCCGAGCTTGCTGGCGAGGATCGCGCCGCTGACATCGTTCTCGTTGAGCCGCTGCATGATCACGATGATGGCCGAGCGGACCTGATCGTTGAGGCGGTTGAGGGCGCCCTCCTTGAACTGGCGCACGGTCTCCTGGCGGACGACCGGGCTCTCGGCGGTCTTGGTCGAGTGCGGGTCGTCCAGAATGAAGCGGTCGCCGCGCTGGCTGGTGATCGAGCCGAAGGCGACGCCCTCGCGGGTGCCGGTGTCGGTGTTGGCGAAGGATGTCTCGCCGGCCCGGCTTAGCACCACTTCCGGCCAGAGCTTCTGATACCACTCGCTCTGCAGGAGGTCGCGCATCTTGCGGGTGTCGCGCTTGACCGGCCCGTCGTTGAAGGCCGAGGTCAGGTAGCGGAGCGAGCGCAAGCCCCTGGGCCCCCACTCCCACGCCGGCCAGAGCACCGAGACGAGAAGGCTCTTCATCGAGCCTGGCGGGACGTTGATGAGAAGCCGGGTGATCCGGCCGTCGGTCACGGCTTCAAGGTGCTGGCAGATCGCCTCAATGTGCCAGTTGTGGATGTAGGTCGCGTTGGGCTCGAGTACGTGCCACGCCTCGCGCACGAAGCCCGCCAGGCTGAGGCACCGGCCGCGGATCGCCTCGGCCGCCAGAGCCAGGACCTTCGCGTCGCGCTCAGCCTCCAACTCGCGCTTGCGCTTCCGCGCCTGCTCCAGCTGGCGGACGATGAGCGCGTGCTCGCCGGCGGCGGCGTCAGGCGGCATCGACGTCGGTCCCACCAACGAGCCGGAGCTTCGCCTCCCGCCGAGCGAGAACGCGCTCCAGCACCTCGACCTCCTCCAGCGTCGCGTCTTCCGTCAGCAGGCCAAACTCAATCGGCGCACCGTCCTTCCCGGTGTGCTCGATCCGCGCCACCGGCTTCTGGCCGCCGCGGGTGTTCAGCCAGTACATCGCCGCCATCTGGCCCTGGGGGTGCTTGATGTCGACCGCCCTCTTTCCCACCGCCTCCCAGACCCGAGCATTCATTCGGTCAAGGCCGGTCGTCATCTCCACCTTGAAGTGCTTGCGGACGGTCCTATCCGAGAGAGGCTTATCGTCTGACACCGGGAGGCCAGCGATCTCGAAGGCTTTGCGGCGCGCCAGCCACACCTCGACGCGCATCGCCTCCATGTTGGTGCCGTAGGCCGAGAGCGCCTGAACGACCGCCCGCTCCGCCTCGGTCGGCTTGTATGGTGGTCGGCCTCTCGTCGCCATGGCGCCAGCTTCTCTTTTTTTCGCTCGGAAGTAAAACGCGCGAGCTTGCCAGGCGCGCCGCCGGCCCTCGCTCCTCCTGCGAATCCCCTTGCCACTCGGGGAGATTTCCGCTTTCCCTGCTCTTAGCCGCACCACCGGCGAAGGAGAGACGAAGTTGCCCACCGAAAAACCCCTTGACCCTCGGCAGATCAACCGTGTGCGTCAGAGCTTGGCGAATGCGCTCGTCGCCGTTGTGGAAGCCCGCGCGGTTTTCCACGACGCGGGAAACCCGAGCGGCGAGCGGCCGCTGAACCTCCCGCACGTCGAGCACCTGATCGGGGGCGCCCTCACAGAGAGCGCGAAGCTGTGAGATACGCCACCACGCTCCGGCCGGTTCCGCACGGCGGCATCCCACCGGCGCTTCGCTGGGAATGGGCCGAGGCTCCTCAGGACGGGCGCACCTACTACCGCGATGGGAAGGCGTTGAAGCCGAGCCGCTACCGCTACGGGGTGTTTGAGCCCGAGCGGGACCTGACGCCTGAGGAGATGGCGCACTTCGACATCGTGCTGGTGGGGCCATGAACAATCCATTCCTTGTCAAGGAGGTCGACGCGGCACTCGCGAACGAGGCGGCGCGACTCGACGGCGAGGCCGAGCGAGAGCGCGAGTGGCGGCAGAGCGCGCTCTTCCACTTCCTCACCAACACTGGCTCGGCCTACCCCGACTTCTTGCGGGCGGTGCGCAATCGCTACCGGGCGACGTCGTGGGCAGACATGACCGACACGCTGGTGCAGCGGCACTGGCGCGAGGCGCTCGGCCCTGGCGACGAGGACGAGCCGCCAAAGGCGCCGACGGTCGCCGAGGTGCTGGTGCTGACAAGCGCGCTTGAAGCATACTACCGGCAGCACGTCGCCGAGTTCGATCCCCAGGAGAAGCCGCGTGTCTGACGTCCTTCCCCACGATCACCCCGAGTTCGAGGTGCTTCGGCGCTTCGCCCGCTGGGCGGTGATCGAGGCGATGGAGCTTGCCGACGGCTCAAGCTCTCCTGACGCCGACGGCGCGCCTCCGGGTCAGTCTCAGCGCGTCCAGGCCTTCCACTACGCGGTCCAGGCGCTCGTCAACGAGATGCGTTTCGCCGGCCCTGGCAGCGAGGAGCTTGCGATCGCGCTCGGCGCGGCGCTCGGTGCGCTGGCGTGCCACGTCCAGGCGGACGAGCTTAAACCCTTCATGGAGACCATCGGTGGTCAAGCTACCCTCACTATTTCAGCGGCGCGGGGCGAAGCTCCTCCAAGCCGCCGCGGCGACGCCTAAGGTGCTCCCGCTCGGTCGCCCGAAGGTTTGCACCTTCGCGACAGGGCGGCGCGCTTGGTACTTCCGGCTCAAGTCGGGCACCTATCTGATCACGATGCCGGGGACCGCCGACGGGATCCCGGGTCGGCAAGTCGGGTATGTCTTCGCCAGGGTGAGCGAGCGCAAGCTCAAGGCGACCGAGGCGGTGCCCTACGGCGTGCTCCCCTCGCGCGCTCCGAACGAGCCCGACCCCGCGCTCTATCAGGGAAACTACCGAGGCTTCGGCGCCGCCGTCGCCTCGCTCTTCGCCATCGCAGGAGGACTGTGACATGAAGACCGGAATCGCAATCGCGGTGGTGGCCGTGCTGATCTTTGGCACGGTGGCGACGCTGGCCGAGCTGAGCGCCAGGCCGGCCGACGCGCGGGCGGCTTGCGCTTCGGCGCCCGACCCCGACGACTGCTGGGCGAACGCCGAGGCGCGCCAGATGGCGCCGGCCCTGGCCGATCTCCAGCGCCAACAGAAGGCCGCCGAAGACCGCGCGGCGAACGGAGGCTGAGGTGGCATACCTCGCCGCTTACGAAGACCAAGACTTCGACCAGTTCCTCGAAAAGGACGTGGCCTGGATGCTGATCGGCCCCTGCTACTTCGGGGCTCTCCGCTACGTCGATCCGATCAGCCTTCGCCAGCGAGTCGTTCCCCATACCTCCTACAACTCGCCGCCGCTCTGGCGCGCCAAGGCGCTCCGCTACGGTGCTGACCGGGCGGACGAGGCGGCGACGCGGAAGGAGGGCGGACCGCAACACCCTTGGACCGCGCACGATGTCGCTCACCAGCGCCAGGACGCTGCCAGGCTCCGCGCCGACGCTGAGGCGCTTGAGGCCCAGCACGCCCAGGGGACGTGCGCATGATCACTCCCCCGCCCTGGCGCGTCGAGGATCGGCGGCTCACGCACCCCACCATGGGGATCAAGAGCGGCGGCGAGGGCTTGCTGATCCAGGCCCAGCACGCCGGCCCCGGCTCCTCGCGCAACGTCGCGACCGTGAACTCTTATCCGCACGAGAGCGTCGAGGACGACGCCCGGCTCCTGGCGGCGGCGCCCGAGCTCCTCGCGGCGCTGATCGAAGCCAAGCAAGAGTTGTGGCGGTCGGCGCGTGCGGACTGGACCATGGCGGACTTCAAGAATTGGGCGGTGGTCCAGCGGATCGACGCGGCCTTGGAGAAGGCGGACGGCTTGCCGCGATCCTAAAAGCGGAAATATCCCCACTTTAGTCTTGCAACCGTCCGTGTTCTGGCGATGATGCCTTAGCCGCACCACCGGCTTTCGGAGACGAACATGCGCCGCAACAAACTCATCCACATGCGCCTATCGGTCCACGGCGCTCTGACCGCCTGCTACGTCGCCAACGGCATGTCGCCGGAGGAGGCCAGCAAGAGCGCCTTCAACGTCGTGCAGGGTATGAGCGAGGCCAAGCTGGTCCGCTACTACGAGACGGGGCGCTGAGCCATGAAGCCCGCCTTCACCCCTCGCCCGAACCCTCGCGGCGCGCTCCTGATCCACATGAGCGAGCGCCGCCTCTCCGCGCCGATCCGCCTCGCGCTCTCCTTCCTCGCCAGCGGCGCGGCATGGGGCGCGGTGCTGGTCCTTCTCCTGACCGTCGCGGCGGTCGCCCACACCCACGGAGGCTGACTTGGCGCTCCTCACCTTTGCGCTGGCGGAGGTGAAGGCGGAGTCCGAGGCGGTGAAAGCCGCCTCGGCTCACGCCGAGCCCTACACCGGCGAGCCCGGCCCTCCGGCCCTCTGGCTGGTCGGGGACGAAGGCGTCTACCTGATGGGGAACGACAAGGGCCGCGTGCCTGAGTGCGCGGGCGGTCGCCCCGTCGTCTATGCCAAGGAGTGCCCGCGCGGCGCCGACGAGGCCAAGCGCGAAGCCTTCGGCGGCGACGACGGCGTCGAGCCGATCCGCCTCCGCGACGTCGAGGCTTGGCTGGTCGCCGCCGAGCACCTCGGGCACACCGAGGTCGCGCTCGACCTCAAGCCCGAGTCCCTGGCGCTGGCCTTCGCGTGGTCTGAGCCATGACGGGCGCCGACTTCAAGGCCCTCCGCGAGCGGTTCGGGCTCACGCGCTCAGCCCTCGCCGAGGCGCTGGAGATCGACCGCAAGACCGCTCAGCGCTACGAGAGCGGGGAGCGGCCGATCCCGCGCCACATCGCCCTCGCCTGCCGCGCGCTCGAAGCCCTCGCGGCCCTATCCGATGGCTGAGTGGCCGATCACCGACTGGCGGCTTGAGGCCTGGATGGTCTTCGGTGGCTGGCAAATCGCCCGCGTCCGCTGGGTGATGAACAGCGACGAGGATCAAGATCAGGAACTCGAGTGGGTTCGGGACCGAACTGTTTACTTGACCCAGGCCGAGTGCGCCGCCGCAGCCCTGGCGTTCCGAGAGCCTTAACGGTTCGCGCCCATCCTCTGGCGCATGGACACCCCCGCGCTGCTCGCCCACCTCGCCGAGGCCCTGGCCGACGCGTTCACCTTCGAGGAGGCCGGGTGCTTCGGTCTCGCGCGCTGCAGGCGCCGGGACGCGCGCTGGCTGGCCTTCCGCCTCCACCACGCCCGGTTCTTTCCACTTGCAACACTCCCGCTGAGGGACCATCCAACGACCGCCGCCCCACCACGGGCGCAACAACAACCCCAGGAGACGACACCATGACCACCTACTCCACCCGCACCAACGCGGTCCGCGCCGCGCGCAAGGCCCTCGGCGCCGACAGGCTGTCCGACGTCCACTTCCGCGTCACCGAGGCCAAGGGCGCGGAGCTGGCTCGCCAGGAGGGCCGCGAGGACGAGGCGGATGCGACCATTGCCAACGAGCGGCTCGAAGAGATCGCCGCCGACCCGACGCTGCTGGTGAGCGGCGCCGAACTGGAAGCGGCACTCGCCGACCCGCTGGTGGTGGACGGCGTCCGCTTCCCCAACCTCACCCGCGCGAACGAGGCGCGGCGCCTGATTGACGAGGCGCCTTCGCGCAGCGCCGCCCCGGTCGAGGCGACCGCAGCGGCCAAGACGCCGAAGCACGCCAAGCGCGACGAGGTCCTGGCGCTGCTCAAGCGGCCGGAGGGCGCGTCGGTGGCGGATATCCAGGCGATCACCGGCTGGCTCCCGCACACCGCGCGAGCCTTCCTCTCGGTCACCCCCAAGAAGCTCGGCCTGCAGATGACCACGGAGAAGGTCGACAAGCGGACGGTCTATCGCGTCGCCGCTTAGACCGCCGCTGCCCGCCCCTTGGAGCCCGCCACGCCCGCCGTGGCGGGCTTCCTCGTCCTCTTGCGGGCCTTCGCCCTGGCCTGAGCGACCGCCGCGTACAAGCCGCCGCCTTGGAGCACCGCGAGCCCACCAGCGAACGCCTGCCAGCGCAGCACCGCAACGTCGCAGTATCCGGGATCCAACTCGACCGCGTAGAGCCGCCGCGCCGTCATCTCCGCCGCTATCAGCGTCGTGCCGCTGCCGAGGAAGGGGTCGTAGATCGCCTCCCCCGCGGCGGAGTTGTTGACGATCGGCCGATGCATGCACTCGACCGGCTTCTGGGTCGAGTGCCCGGTCTCGTTCTTCACCTGCCGGTCAATCTTCCAGACCGTCGACTGGTCGCGCGCACCCTGCCAGTGCCCGGTGCGCCCCTGGCGAACAGCGTACCAACAACTCTCGTGCTGGGAATGATAGTGGCCTCGGCTGATGACCAAGACGCTCTTGACCCACACGATCAGCGTCCGCGGCCCGATCCCGGTCGCCTGCAGGCTCTCAGCCACCAAGCCGCAAAAGCGATCGCCATGCCAGACGTAGGCGACGTCGCCGGGGAAAAGCGCCCAGGCCTCGCGCCAGTCGGCGCGCTCGTCGTTCAGCACCTTGCCGATCGCCGCGCCTCGGCCCCCGTTGAGCCGGGAGCCGTCGCCTCGCCTCGCTTGCTGGCGCCGGGTCGCGTCGTAGTTCACGCCATAGGGTGGGTCGGTGACCATCAGGTTCGGCTCCGCGCCGTCCAGTAGGCGGGCGACCGTCGCGGCGTCGGTCGAATCGCCGCAGATCAGTCGGTGGTCGCCAAGGATCCAAACGTCGCCGGGCCTCGTGACTGGCCTGGCGGGCAGCGGCGGCGCCTCCGCGTCGGCCTCGGCCTCCAGATCGCGGAGGAGGCCGCGCAGGTCAACCAGCGGCAGCGCCGTCAGGGAAAGGTCGAAGCCGGCCGCGCCCAGGCCGACGATCTCAGCGCGCAGCAAGCCGAGGTCCCAGGTCGCCAGCAGCGCGGTTTGGTTGTCGCTGATCCGCAGCGCGCGCACTTGCTCCGGCGTCAGGCCGACCACGCGGACGCAGGGCACCTCGGTCATGCCGATCCGCTGCGCGACGGTGTAGCGGCCGTGGCCGGCGATGATCTCGTTCGCCTCGTCAATGATCAGCGGCTGGGTGAACCCGCTGTCGCGGATCACGCGCTCGAGGGTGACCAGCTGCTCCTCGGAGTGGACCCTGGCGTTGGCGGCGAACGGTCGGAGGGCGCCGGTCGCGACCATCTCGACCGCTCGGCCGTGGACGGTGATTTCACGCTCGCTCATGTCGCGGCCCTCTCGATCGCTTGGCGCTTCATGCGCTCCCAGATGCGGCGCTCCACCAGCCGCCAGCGACGCCGAGCCACGCTCGCTCGGTGCGCCGCAGCCCAGATGTCCTCGACATCACCGCCCCAACACGCCCTGTGCTGAGCGGCCGTCACCCCGCGCATTGGGCGGTCTCGATGACGCGGTCCAGGCGCTTGTGTAGCTTGGTCCGGAGGCGCTTCAGCGCCCGGTCGACGCCGCGCCAGTGCTCACCGCACAACCATTCGCCGGGAAACTTGGTCGACCACCGGCGGCAGAACGGCACGATGCAAGAGGATCGCTCCATCACCAGCCCAGGGCCTTCGCCGCCGCGGTCACCATAAAGGCGGCCGCCACCAACCCGATGAAGCCCAGCACGTCGCCGAGGCGCTTCATTGCTGCTCGGGCGACTCGAGCCCGACCGAGAACCCGGTCGGGGTCACGGTGATCACCACCCTCCCCGAGCCCGCGGCAAAGGCTATCGCCCAGCGCAGCAGGCCGCGACCAGCGGTCGCGATCAGGTCGTTGTCGGCCTTCTCCTGGGCGGCTTCCTCGTTGGCGGCCGCGATGCGCGCGCCAATTTCGGCGTTGGTTTCGGCCATGATGCGTGCGCCGGCGTTGGTGTCGGCCATCGGGTTCTTCCTCATCCTGTTTTCCTCCAGCCCACCCGGCCTCCGTAGAGGGCCGCGCGCAACTGATCGCGGGGAAAGCCCCACCCGCAAGGCTCGTCGTCCGGCCCGCGCTCGCCCTGAGGAGAGCAAGAGCCGGTAGGGTCGTTCTCGCCGCCGGCGTTCCGGTGGACGCAAAGGCCACACCGGAAGACGTCGAGGAGCGTGGCATCGATCTCAGCCACTCCCGATCTCCACGGCGCGAAGGGCGTCGGTCGTCCGCATCCAACCCTCCAGCGCCGTGCAGCACTGCTCGCAGAGCAGGATCGGGCCGCTCCACCCGGACTTCTTGAGCGGGAAGTGCTGGAAGGACCGCCAGTGGTGCGGCGGCGTGACATCATCCGAATGGGATCCCGCGTAGAGGTTGCGGGCTCGCTTGGTCGTCGTCCCGCAGCGGTCGCAGGTGCTCGCGATGGTGATTGTCGAGGCCATGTCGTCTCCTCCCCTCAAGCTCCGGCGAAGAGGTCGCCGGTCCTATCGTCTTGCGTCCAGAGCCCACCGGCCTCCAGGCACTCCAGCGCTTCCCAGATTTCCGCGCGCTCGGCGGCTATCTGCCGGCGAGCCGCGGGGATCGCGTAGGCGACGGCCAGCGCGCCGCGCTCAACCATCGCCGCCCACTCAAGGCCGGCGTCCTCCTCCAGCCTGGCGAGCGCCTCGGCCTCCTGGCGCAAGATGCGAACGGCTGTGTTCACCATCGCTCAGAATCTCCTCGTAACGCTGACGCCGAGTTCGGTCTTGTCGGTCCAGACGGGCTCGTCGTCATCGAGCCCCCATGTCTCCACCTCCAAGCCGGCGCGGATGGCGGCTCGGACGGCTAACTCCAGCGCCTGGGCGGCGCCGCGGATCATCTTGGCGTGGTCTTCATCGGAGAGCGCGAGCTCTTCCGTGGGAGCGGTCACCATGGCTCAAGCACCACTTCTTCGTCGCAGATCGCCCGCGCCTCCTCGATCAGCGCAGGGTCGAGCTGATCGCCGAGGCCCGCGCTCTCCATGATCCCGACCAGCACATCGACCGGGTGCGGCATCTCCGAAGCCTCGCGGCGCAACCGCTCCTCGGTCTGGGCCCGCGACTCGCCGTGCATCAGCGCCAGCGACTCGGCGGTGACGTGGTGGCCTGGCGCCAGATCGCCGTGGGTGGCGCGGATCACCGGCCGCGGGCGCTCGGCGAGCCGCCGGGCCTGATCGGTGGTGAAGCCGGCCGCCATGGTGCGCACCGCCTCTCGGTCCTCGGGCATCTTCGGGAACCGCTTGATGTGCACCGCCTCCAGTTGGAAGTCCTCGGGCTCGGAGTTTGAGCGCGCCCGCCGCGCCAGCGCCTCTAGCTCGGCGGCCCGCTCGGTCGCCCTGGCGAGCACGTTCAGCGCCCGCGCGGTCTCGGTGACGCTGGCGGTGGCGATCGCGCGAAGCTCGCCCGGCTTCGGGAGGAACCGCGCGTCTGGCCGAGCCACCCAGGCCTTGAGCCCGGCCTCGATCGCCTCGGTGCTGAGCCCCGCCAGGGCGTCGGTGTAGTCCGCCCACCAAGCCGCCCACTCGCCATCGCTCATGTCGGCCTGCGGGAACGTCGCGAGCCGCCGCCCGATCACCGCCCGCACGTCCGTCGGACTGGCTGCGGCGCGCGCCTTGGCGCGGAGGAGCGGGAGCTGCTGGCGCGCCTCCCCCAGGAGGGCCGACGAGCTGGCGATCCGCTCAACCGCGTCTTCCGCTATCGCTGAGGTCAGGAGCGTTGAAAGCGCGGGCGAGGTTCTCGCGTCGCGCGTCGCCGGCAAGCTGGGCTTTTGATCGGTGGTCATCGTGGAGGTTCCTGTAGAAGCCTTCAATCAGACGGAGGTAGCTCTTGGGCTGGAGCACGAAGTCGAGGTCGGCGCGCCAGCCTTTGTCGTTCTGGCCGGTGAGGAAGGGCGCGCCGAGCGCCAAGATCGCGTCGGGCCATGTTCCGGGGTTCTCCTTGAGGCGCGTCCGGATTTGCTTCCGGCGCTTCTCGCTGAGGGCCTTGGCGATCGGGAGGCCAAGTTCTTCAGCGCGTGCGTTGTAGGCCTCGAAGGCGCCCTCGGCGCCAATGGCGGAACCGTTAGGTTCCGACATAAGAGACTCTTCGACAGAAGAGTCTCTGTGGCTAGTGGCTAGTGGCTTACTACCATTGGGGGGGTGGGCGCCCCCTGGGCGCCCCTTAAGGGGAGGGAACTTTCTCCGTAGTTCTTCAAGGGCTTGCGGATTGAGAGGGAACCACTCTCCGACGTGCTCCGGGCGCCCCAATAGGCGCCCCAATTTGTCGTGCCACTGCTTTTCGAGGGCGCCCATGTCGTCGGTTTGGACGGCCCCAATTAGGACGATCGAGGCGTCCTTGAGCCCTCCCCGAATCTTCTGAACGCGGCGCACCGGGTCGCGACTGGCGCCCACTTTATACCAGTTGTCGGTGCTCCTCGGTCCTGCGAGGTAGACGTACCCAGGCTCGTTGTAATCGCCGCGAAGTGCTGGATTTCCTCCCTTGCGGCCGTTGGAGCGATCCCTCTCTGTCGCCTTTGCTTCGCGCACCATCCGCCGGCAATAGATGTTCCCCGCGCGATCACGGCTAAAAACGCCGTGCACCTCAAGCTCAGCGACGAGGGTGCGGAGATGATTGGACGCCACTCCGGTGATCCTGGCGAAGGCCGCCGGCGTCAGCGGCTGGCCCTTGATCCCCACGTAGCCGTAGGGGTCGTTCTGAGCCGCGACGCACAACATATCCATCCACACGCCGCGAGCGCCTTCGGAGCAGGCTCGGAGGCCCTGGTCGCTGAGCCAGTCGGGCCAAAACCACTTGGTGAACAGTTGCCCGCTCATCCTTGGCGCTCCGCGAGCGCAATGCTATGGAGGTGGCAAGCCATTGGTGCGGCGTCGTCTCCGGCACTTGTGGTTAGGCGGGGTTGAGGCTGTGGTGAGCTTCCCCCGCCGCCCCGCTTCTCAAGCATTGCGCGCAAACTCACCCCCTGAGCAAGAGATTGTCGTCGCCAGCTTCTCCCCAGAGGTCGAGCTGTTCGTCCAGTGGCTTCGCCAGGAGCGAGCCGTAGCGATCCGGGTCGCTCGCGCGCCAGAGCCGGTCGCGCGTGCCTGGCCGGATGATCATAAGCTGAGGGTTCCGCCATGCCGCCGCGTCGAGCTCAATCCCTCGCGCGCCCGGTCTGATCCAGATGAACCACGCGTGCGCGGTCGCCGTCCCTATCTTGGGATCCCAGCGGCCGAGAACCATCGGCACCCGCTCGGCGAAGGGCGCGAAGACTTGCATCGTTCGCATGAGCTCGTAGCGGCCGACGGTCTCCACGAAGGCGAGGCGGCAGAGAAGCGCCACGCCACGCGTCGCCCGCTGGAGCCCGAGCCGGGCGAACTCGGCGGCGCGGGAGAAGGGTGGGTTGGTGACCACCCAATCGAAGACCTCATAGGGCTCGTCGGCGCACCAGTCCTCGAGTGGGTAGCCGCGGCCGTAGTCGTGCAAGTCGCTGGCGAGCACCTCGGGGAAGACCTCCGCCAGGGCATCGGCCATGTGACCCATCCCGGCGGCGGGTTCGCGAACGATCCTCGCGTGCGGGTCGAGGCGCCGGATCAGCTCGGCGCCGGCGCGGCTCGCCCAGGGCGGCGTCGGGAAGAAGTCCAGGCTCCGGTACTTCGCCACCTCGGGCGAGTCGGTGGCGATGGTGCTGTGCGCCCGGTAGGCCATCACTGCGGTCGCCCCCCTCGCCTTATGCTGCGCCATCTGTCGTCTCCTGTTCGAACTCAAGGTTGGCCTGGCGGGGCTGGCCTCGCGGAGCGTGAGCGGGACAGGGAAGAGGCGTCTCACCACCCGCCCTCCTCGAGGAGCCACTCGATCCTGCGGCCTATGTCAGATATGACAGAGACCGCCTGGGAATTGCCCAGGGCGCGGTAGCGCGGCCCGTCGGGCGTCGCCGCCAGGACGCGGGCCTCGTTCTCGCCGTAGCCGCTCGCCAGGAGGTACTCGATTGTCTGGGCGAGGTCGGTCTCGTCGCGGTGGGCGTCGGAGTAGGGGATCAGGGTGAAGTCGTCCTCGAAGCCCTGGAGGCGCTCGCATTCTCTTGGGGTTAATCTGCGCACCGTCGTGCCGACGAATAGCACCGGGTCTTGATCGCCCTTGTCGGCGTCGGCGCTCAGCGGCGGGGACAGATCGCTCGGCGCGCCGTCCTTGTCGCGGGTGTAGTGGCTTGGCTTGAAAGCCACGGCGACGAAGGGCTTGTCCGACCCGCCGCCTCCAGTCCGGAGCGCTGGCGCAACCTCGCCCTCCTCGGGCTCGATCACGTTCTCACCGTCCCGGCCGCGAAGGGAGAAGGCGTGCGCGATCAGGGCGCCGCTCTCGATATCAGTTGTGCGCGGCCCGGCCTGATGGGTGGTGCTGATGATCGGCGCCGAGGTGTCGGGCGCGTAGGCGATGGCTTGAGAGAAGCCGTCCGTGTCGAGCGGCTGGCAAATCTCGGACGGGCAAGGGTCCTGGCGAGCGTTGAAGGCGACGAGGAGCCCGGTCTCCGCGTCTTGGCCGGTGGCCGAGCCCGGCGTCTTGTGCCCGCCGCTCTGGAGTGCTCCCGCGACGGGAGCGACGTAGGCGATCGCGGGCGGGTGGCCCTTGTGCGCCAGCGTCGGCGCCGGGTCGCCGGCTTGCGGGTTGGAGCGGTTCTCGGGGTGGGTGATCTGCGTCGGGTCAAACGGGAGCGGCTCCTCGACCACGAAGGTGTCGCTCTCGAAGTCCTGGCGGATGCCAGAACCCGGCTTGGCGAGGAGGCCGGCGGCTACGTCGATAGGTCCGCCGGTGCGGTTTCCTCCGAAAGCCACTCGCTGAACAGGTCGTCCGTTGGCTCCTTGAGGCCCTCCGCCGCTTCCAGCGCCGCCAGCTCCTCCTCGCTCAGCGCCGCCATCGGCCGCGCCCGGTCGCTCAGCGCTCGCGCCAGGGCCTCGGGGAGCACCTTCCCGCGGTTGACGGCTCGGCGCAGGATGCCCGCACAGGCTATCGAGGACAGGAAGTAGCGCGTCGGCAACGCGCAGCGCTCCAGCACCTCCACGAGCGAGCACGAAGACCCTCCGCCTTCGTTGGGGTAGGCCGAAGTACTGGGCGTCCAGCGAGCGCCATGCGGCCACGCGGCGGGGTCCAGCAACCACACCCGAGCTTGTCCAGCCCCCGCGCCCTGGCGGAACGAGGGCGGATTGTGCTCCGACCATTCCCGCCAGGAAGGCGCCGAAGGCGTTGTCTTCGACGCTGAGGACTCCGGGGACGTTTTCCCAGAGGATGGCGACGGGTGGCTTTCCAGCAGCGCGTCGAAAATCGTCAATTGCATCGGCCAGCCTCAGGAACTCGAGAGAGAGGTTTCCGCGGTCGTCGGCGAGCGAGCGCCTCAGCCCCGCGAGCGAGAAGGCCTGACAAGGCGTGCCGCCCACCAGCACGTCGGCCTCGACAATCATGGGCTCGTCGCGAAGGCGCGTGAAGTCGCCCTCGTTGGTGATCAGGGTCCCCCACTCGATCCCGTCGAGCGCGCGGATCGCGTTCCGCCGGCGGCTCGCTTCCTTCGGATCGGAGCCGTCCTCAGGCTGCGGCATGTATCGCGGCCGGCCGGCGCCGTGCCGCTGGGCAAGCACGGCCGAGGCAAAGGGGTCGATCTCGGCGTAGGCGAGCGCTTCCCACCCACGCGGCTTCCAAGCCGCCGAGGGCGCGGATATTCCGCTGCATACGCACAGGAAGCGAACGGGCATCGGCGGCGTGGCGCTCCGGCGACTGACGATCAGAGCAGGGCGCCGCGTCTTCCGTAAAGGAGCCGATCCCAGCGCTCGCCGAGCCGGCGGTCCTTGTCGCGGAGGAGTGCGAGCCACACCCCGAAGGAGTCGGCCTCGTCGTCTTGCGCCGGCCCCTCACAAAGGGATAGCCCTATTTTCCGCGCCGCCGCCACCTGATCTTTTTTGTCGGCGCCGGAAAAGCCGGCGAGGGCGCGCTTCACGTCCTTGGGGTCGTACTCGGTCCAGGGGATTCCGTGCCGGAAGCAGAGCCACTGGAGGTGGCCGATCACGGCGTCGACCTTCCTCATGAAGCCGTGCGGGTTGATCCGCATCTTTTTGCCGCGCTGATAGACCCGGAGGAGCGGGCCCTCGTAGCCGAGCTCAGTCACCCGCCGCGGCAGGATGGTGGTGTTGAAGTCCCGGTCGAAGGCGTCAACGAGCTGGCCGAGATCGTCGCCGAAGTCTTGCCAGCCCCAGTGCCCCACCTCGGGGTGCGCCTCTCCGGTTCCTATCGACCAGCCGGAGAGGTGCGTCGCGAGATCAAGTCCCGCGTAGACGTCAGTTGACAAGCTCGCCGGCCGGCGCGGTCTGAACGTCGGGCGCCTTGTCGCCTGGCGCGATCGGCGGCTCGTCCTCGGCCTGCTCGTCTTCCTGGTCCTCGACGCCTGTCTCCTCGTCGTCGTGGTGCTCGCCGTCGCCGTCTTCGTCGTCGGGATCCCCGCCAGCGCCGGCCACTGGGGTGCGGGCTCGAGCCTCGGTTTTGGCCAGTTCCTTGATGCCCTTCCCGTTCCGCTCGGTGGCCATGTTCAGGCCGCGCTCAAAGTCCTGCAGGTGCTCGGGCGGCGGCTTCGGCATGTCGTTGGGATCGAGGCCGGCGATCCCGGCGCGGTAGCCCTCGCCCTCCCAATAGACGCCGGGCTGGACCGCCTCGGGGAGCTTGTCGAACATTTCGCCCTGAGGCCCAGCTGGCAGGCCGAAGGCTTCGCGGACGATCGCGCGCTGGACCTCCTTGCGGTCAAGGTGGACTCGGGTGGTCTTGCCGTCCTTCATGCCCTCGTCAAAGAGGGCCAGCGGCATACCGGCGGTCTCGACGGCGGCGCGGATCACTTTCCGATCCGCCTTGAGCTCCTTCACCTTGTCGGCCAGCACAGAGATGGCTTGGTCGATCTTGGTCTGCTTCGAGCGGAGCCCGATGAGTTGGAGCTGGAGCGCCTCGCGGAGCGCCTTTTCCTGGGCGGGCCCGCTGGGCTTGCCGCGCAAGCCGGCGCGGCCGACCGGAATCTGCGGCTTCACCTTCCCCGCCGCCGCCCTGGGCCTGCTCTTCCCGGCGCCGCGCGCCGCTCGCGTGGGTAGGGTGGTCACGTTGTCACCGGCCATTATTCCGTCTCCGGGCGCTCAGGGGTGGCCCAACCCTCTTTACTAAACTCCGCGAGTGCCTCAATCCGGCGCTCCAACTCTTTGTCCAGCACGCGTCGCATTGTAGTCAGCACGGCGGCTGACGGCGAGCGCTTCCCGGAGCGATATCGCGAGAACGTCGGCTCGGACATCCCTGACAGTTCTGCAAGCCGCGCTGACGAGACGCCGATAAGAAGTCGGCGGTCTTCGACCTCGACCATAATGGAGACGACCGCGCATCGGAGGCTCCGGACGACACCGTTTTGCCGGTCGTCGGCGTGCTGGTCTTTGCGCGTGCCCCAGGCCAAGTTATCAGGCCTATCGACCATGTGTCGGCCGTTGAGGTGCCTCACCTCCAGCCCCTCGCGCGGCGGTTCGCCGTGGAAGGCCAGACACACCGCTCGCGCGACCAGCATTCTAACCTTATGGCCCTCATCGTCCTTGAGGGTCACCGCTAGATATGGCCCTTGCGGGGTTCTGGTAACGGGCGTAGCCCCTATCCGCACTTGCCCGTCATCAGACGCTTCGTAAGGCGCGAAGCCTGGAATCTCTCGCCACTCAGCCATGGGCGGCAATAAAGCTTGCCACCGCCGATTTGGCAAGGCTATGTTGCCAGCACGCGCACCACCGCGGGAGACGGCTTCCAATGACAGATACAGCGACCAACATTCGCCCCAGCGCGTGCGGGCGGTTCGTCGTCGTCTCGATCGGCGCCGCCAGGCCGCACGTCCTCCCGCTGGCCGACGCCGAGACGCTCGCGGAGGTCTACCGCTCCTCGGCCAAGAACCTCTCGGACGCCGCCGCGCGCCTGGAGCTGGCCACCGCCGCGCAACTCGAGCTGGCGGTCGGCGAAGCGAAGGGGCGCATCTGATGCGGTACCGGATCATCGGCGAGGATCGCCAGTTGGGCGCGCCCGGCGTGCTGGAGCCCTTCTCAATCACGGTCAAGGCGGCGACGCCCGACGAGGCGTCCGACGTCGCCATCAAGGCGCGGAGCGATATTGGCCGCGAGCATGTGCGGTGCCTCCAAGTGCGGGCGCTCACCAAGTGAAAGCGCGCCCGCTCCACCACGGGGATACGGTCGCGGCGACCCTCCGCTCGGCGCCCCAACTCAAGCTGCTCAGCCCCTTCAACGAGAAGACGCCGAAGGGCGAAAAGCTCGGCTACCTCACCGCGATGCTCTACCTCGCCCCGGCCACCGAGGCTGGCGGCAAGAGCGTTTGCCCGCACAGCACCGAGGCCTGTCAGACCGGGTGCCTTTTCTGGGCTGGCCGAGGCAAGACGCCGAGGGTTCAGAACGCGCGGCTCGCCCGCACCCGCCGCTTTCACGCCGACCGCGAGGGCTTCCTCCTCGACCTCGTGAGCGACCTTCGCCTGATGCAAGGCGTCGCCGACCGCGAGGGGATGAAGCTGGCGATCCGGCTCAACGGCACAAGCGACGTGCTGTGGGAGCGCGAGGCGATCGACTTCGGGCGCGGGCCGGAGACTCTCTTCGAACTGATGCCCCGAGCCGTTTACTACGACTATACAAGAACCCCTTTTCAGCACCGCAAGGTGCCCGAGAACTGGCGGCTCGTCTTTTCGCTCGCGGACTCGCCCGTCGCCCTGGCGGTCGAGCACCTCCGCGCCGGGCGATCTGTCGCCGCCGTGGTGCCCGAGCTGGCCAAGTCCTTCGCGCCCAACTGGATAGCGGTCGGCGACCGCGAGGTGACGGTGATCGACGGCGACGAGCACGATCTCCGGTTCCTCGATCCGGTGCCCGCGCTGGTGCTGCTCAAGCCGAAGGGGCGCCTTCTGCGCGGAGGGCCGATGGTTCGGTCTGGCCTCCTCCGCGACATTCTCAGGGCAGACAAGGAGAGCGGGCGGTGAAGATCATCGGCAAGACCGAGAAGGGCTACATCGTGGAGATCAGCGAGGAGGAGTTGGGCCGAGAACATTTTGCTGGAGATCGCGTGATGCTACTTGGCCGAACAAAGTGGTCGAAGACGGAGACCGACCTCCGGGCCGGGCGCTACGCCAACGGCTCCCTTGCCCTCTACACCATCGACGGCGAGGGCGAGGTGGCGCTCAAGCTCACCGTGAACCTCGAGGGCGTCGCGCCGGTGCCGCCAGAGGGCCACGTCTGGCTCAAGGGCTGGTCGGAGAACAAGGGGGTGCCTCAGGCGGTCGAGACCGCCGGGATCGCCGAACTGACCGGCCTTCGCTTCAAGGTCAATCACGACGCCTACGCCGAGTTGGCGAAGCTCAGCCCCGCGATCCTGGCGTGGCTGGAGGGGGAGGATACCGATGGCTGTTGAGCCGCCGCTCGCGCTGGAGCAACTCCCCGATGGGGTCTACCTCGGCCTCAAGGAGGATATCTACTTCGCCCAGGATCGCCTCGGCTCGTCCGACCTCATCAAGCTCTATAAGTTCAAAGAGGGCTGGTACTGGCAATCGCGCCACAACCCGGATCGCGGCGGGCAAACCGATGCACAGAATTACGGCTCCGCCCTCCACGCGATCATGCTGGAGGGCATGGCGGCCTACGAGGGCCGTTTCCGGGTCGAGCCCGATCCGAAGGACTACAAGCCGAAGAAGCTCCTCACCACGAACAAGGCGATCAAGGCCCAGCTTGAGGAGGAGGGCGTCGATACCCGCAAGACCTCGTCCTTCCTCACCGACGACTGGCTCGACGCCGCAGCGGTCCACCTCCCCGACTGGACGTGCTGGGAAGCGGTGAAGCGCGACTTTGCCAAGGCGTGCCTCAAGCCGGACGGCAAGACCACCTACCCGACGGTCTCGGCGGTCGAGGATCGGATGCTCCGGTTCATGCGGGAGGTCGCGATGGATGACCCGGATATCCAGGGGATACTCGGCTTCGATCAGGAGACGCCGGTGCTGGCCGAGGTCTCCGTCTTCTGGACGGATCGCCATGGCCTCAAGCGTCGCGCGCGCTTCGACAAGCCGTGCCCTCAGTTCACCGCCGACCTCAAGAGCGTCGGCAACTGGCAGGGCCGCGAGTTGAAGCACGCCCT